ATGGCAGGAGGAAGAATAAAGGGAATCACAGTCGAGATCGGCGGCGATACAACAGGTCTTGATAAAGCTTTAAAAGGCGTTAACTCGACGATCAAAACCACACAGTCCTCTCTCAAGGACGTGAATAAGCTCCTGAAACTTGACCCTGCTAATACTAACCTCGTCACCCAGAAGCAGAAGCTCCTGAAAGATGCGGTCAACGCCACAAAGGAAAAGCTGGAAGCGCTGAAAACTGCCCAGGAGCAGGCAAGGCAGCAGCTGGAGAATGGTACACTTGGCCAGGACAAGTACGATGCGCTTCAGAGGGAGATCATCGAGACTGAAGAAGAACTGAGGCGCCTTCAGCAGGAAGCGGAAACAACCAGCTCAGCTCTTTCAAAAATCGATGAGGCCGGAAAAAAGTTCGAGAAAGCTGGAGATGCTATAGCCGGGGCCGGCCGTGCTGTTATGCCCGCATCGGCAGCGGTAGCAGGGCTCGGTGTTGCCGCTGTGAAGACCTCGGCGGATTTTGATTCCGCCATGAGTCAGGTGGCGGCAGTATCCGGAGCGACCGGCGATGACTTTGATGCCCTCCGGGACAAGGCCCGTGAGATGGGATCAAAGACCAAGTTCTCTGCTTCCGAGGCGGCAGATGCCATGAACTACATGGCCATGGCGGGCTGGAAGACAGAGGATATGTTGGGTGGTATCGAAGGCATCATGAACCTTGCTGCAGCATCAGGGGAGGACCTTGCGACCACATCCGATATCGTGACAGATGCATTGACAGCCTTCGGACTGACCGCACAGGACTCCGGTCACTTTGCCGACCTGCTCGCAGCAGCATCGTCAAATGCTAATACGAATGTCTCCATGATGGGTGAGACCTTTAAGTACTGTGCTCCAATCGCTGGTGCTTTGGGTTACTCTGCGGAAGATACAGCTGAGGCGATCGGCCTTATGGCCAATGCCGGTATCAAGTCCTCACAGGCAGGAACTTCCCTCCGCACGATCATGACAAGGCTCCAGGGAGAGCTGGAGCTGTCCGGGGAAGCCCTCGGTGATGTCACGATCCAGACCACAAATGCGGATGGATCCATGAGGGAGTTCTCTGATATCATTGCTGATTGCCGTGGTGCTTTCTCCAAGATGACCGAATCCGAGAAAGCCGCGGCGGCAGAGACGCTGGTCGGCAAGAATGCCATGTCCGGGTTCCTTGCGCTGATGAACGCAGCGCCGGGAGACATTGAGAAACTCGAAACGGCTATCTCCACCTGCTCTGACGAGGTGGACGGATATAGTGGGGCCGCGGAGAAGATGGCAGCGGTCATGCAGGATAACCTGAACGGCCAGCTCACCATCCTGAAATCCCAGCTTGAGGAACTGGCTATTTCATTCGGAGACGCTCTTATGCCGGCGGTCCGGAAGATTGTGACTGTGATCCAGGGGTTCATCGACAAGCTGAACGGCATGAGTGAAGGTCAGAGAAATGCCATTCTCCGTATCGGTCTGTTTGTAGCAGCTTTGGGACCATTCCTCGTGATACTCGGGACATGTATATCTAAAGTTGGTATCGCCATGCAAGGCTTTGTGAAGCTCGCCGGTGTGTTCGGAAAGCTGAAAGTGGCGGTGGGAAGTGCCAATGGAATACTTGGGAAGATAGGCGCAGCGCTGGGCGGAATATCCGCTCCGGTCCTCGCAGTCGTTGCAGTGATCGCAGTCCTTGTGGCTGCGTTTCTCCATTTATGGAGAACAAACGAGGGTTTCCGGGAAGCTATCATCGGGACCTGGGAGAAGATCAAATCCACCATTTCCACATTTGTGGAGGGGATAAAGCAGCGACTTTCCGACATGGGACTTACCTTTGAGAATATCTCAGCCGCGATCCGCATCATCTGGGACGGACTCTGTCAGTTCCTCGGTCCGGTATTTATCGGCGCATTCAATGCCATTGCGGTACACCTTGAGATGATCCTTGGCGTGATTACCGGGATCTTCGATGTGTTCAGCGGCCTGTTTAAAGGAAACTGGGACCTGGTATGGCAGGGCGTCAGCGAGATCTTTTCTTCCATATGGGAAGGCATGAAGGGGATATTTGAGGTCGCACTGAATACGATAAAAGGCATCGCGGAGGTCGTGCTGTCATGGTTCGGGACCACATGGAACGAGGCGTGGACAGCGATTAAGGAGTTCTTCACAGGACTTTGGGATGCACTGGTACTTTTCTTTACCAGTGTGATGGATAGCATCAAAAATACAGTCAGCACTGTGCTCACCGCGATCAGCCAGACATTTACGAATATCTGGAACGCGATTAAGGAGACAGTGACTTCTGTGATCAATGCGATTAAAACTGCCATCACAAACGTGTGGAATGCCATTAAGGAGTTCATCACCTCCACACTGAACAATATCCGTAACACTGCCAGCTCTGTATGGAACAGCATTAAGACTACGATCACTACGATTGTCAATGCGGTCAAAACTACAATCAGTAATGTATGGAATGCCATCAAGTCCACGACTTCCAGTGTGTTTGATGGAATCAAGAGTAAGGCGACATCTACCTGGAATGCGATCAAAACAGCGATCGTAAACCCGGTACAGAAGGCAAGGGATATGGTGAAGGCCGCCATCGACAGGATGCGCTCCTTCTTTAACTTCTCCTGGTCGCTGCCGCACTTAAAGCTCCCGCATGTGAGCATCTGGGGGCACTTCTCCCTGATGCCGCCATCGACACCACACTTCTCGGTAAGCTGGTATAAGGAAGGCGGTATCATGACGAAACCCACCATGTTTGGGATCAACGGGTCTTCCATCATGGCGGGCGGCGAAGCAGGCGCGGAAGCGATCCTCCCGCTGAAGGGATTCTATGATCAGCTATCCTCAATGCTAGATGAGAAGCTGAACGTGGCATGGATGGAGAAATACCTGATGATCATTGCTGACAACTCAAGCCGCGGGATCTACCTGGAGGACGGAACCCTTGTGGGGCATCTTCTTCCGGCGATCGACTCCGGGCTTGCAAAATATAACATGAGAGGGGGGCGTGGGAATCGATGAAGAGCATATTTACAGGCGCGCTGATCGGCGACGAGCACACCCTCCGTGACTGGGGCGCCATCATCACGAACAGTGACGTGATCGGAATGCCGGAACCAAACACGGTTCTTTTGGAAGTACCTGGCAGGAGTGGCAGGCTTGATCTGTCGGAAGTTCTGACCGGAGATGTCACCTACAGCAACAGGGAGATCAAGCTGGAGCTTGCTGCCCAGATGAACAGAGACCGATGGACGGAGACCTGTTTTCACATTTTCAATAAGTTTCATGGCCGAGTCGTCCACGTCTCATTCGACGAGGATCCTGTCCACTTTTATGTCGGGAGGTGCTCCATCACAAGCCCGAAGAGAGTGGCAACCGCGGGAACGATGGTGATCACGATCGACGCTGAACCTTACCGCTATGAGTCTGAGGTGTATGAGGTAACACTCACAGGTGCAGCTAATACACTGTCCGGGACAGTGGAGAACCTGCGGATGCCTGCTGTGCCGAAGGTGACGGTCCCTGGTGCATGCCAGCTTTTTGCCGGCGGGAAAGTTTACGAACTTGCTGCAGGAGAGGATCTCGATGTTCCGGGGCTTGTGTTTGGTCCATATGAGAACGCGATCTCTGTGACTGGAGCTTCTTTTATCACGTTCCGCTTCAGGAGGGGGTGTCTGTAATGTATCTGATCTATCTAGACGGGGAGCTATTCTATGATCCCCGCAGTCCGGATAAAGGGCTAACGGATTTGACCCTGGAGATGGAAGTCAATAAGTCCGGGGCACTGAAGTTCACGATCCCGAAGACGCACCCGCAGATCGATGACCTTAAAAAGATGTATTCCGAACTCTCTGTTTACCAGGACGACGACTGGCTCTACACCGGAAGGGTACTGTCTGACGGATATGATTTCTATGGGAACCGTACTGTTGAGTGCGAGGGAGAGCTTTCTTACCTCCTCGACAGCATCCAGCGATATCACGAGTATCACGACATCAGCGTGAGTGATTATTTCACGGACCTTATCACGAAACACAACAGTGATGTGGATGAGAGAAAGGAGTTCACGGTAGGACAGGTCACGGTGACAGATCCGAATGACAACCTCTACCGTTACAGCACTTACGAAAATACCTGGAAGACGATCGAGGACAGACTGATCTCAAGGCTGGGTGGCTATATCCGCATCCGGCATGAAGACGGGAAGAGGTACATCGATTACATTGAGGACTACGACCACACGAATACACAGGTGATCCGGTTCGGGGAGAACATCCTCGACCTGACACGGGAAGGTGACTGCGACTCTCTGGCGACCGTGATCGTGCCTCTTGGAAAGAGAGATGAGGAGACAGATGAGAGACTCACGATCGCTTCTGTGAATGGAGGGAAGGACTACATTGAGGATACTGATGCGGTCGCTATTTATGGCCGGATCGTAAAGGTCGTGGAGTACGATGACGTGGAACTTCCGGAGAATCTTCTGAGGAAAGGTCAGGAAGTCCTGGATAGGCAGAAGCTCCTCACTACGACGATCGAGATTACAGCAGTCGACCTGCATCTCATCGATGTGGAGATTGAGCGCTGCAAGGTCGGAGACAGTATCCGGGTTGTGTCGGAGCCCCATGGACTGGATGACTACATGGTGATCAAGAAGATCTATTTGGACCTTCTACACCCTGAGAACTCCAGGCTTACACTTGGAGCGACACTCATCACCCTGGCATCATCCATGTCCCGTGGCACGACAGCAGTCCTGACATCACTCTCTGAGAGGTTTACAGCTTTCAAACATGTGGTGACGGATAAGCTGCAGGCAACTGACGCAGACATCGGAGCACTACACGCGCAGGTGGGTGAGATCGATACGCTCCTTGCCCAGAAGGCGGACGTGGTCGACCTGAACGCCACCAATGCCAACGTAGCGGCCCTGCAGGCGGCTGATGCGCGTATTGAGCATTTGGTCGCAGAGAAAGCCGCCATCACGGATCTCAATGCCACGAATGCGAATGTCTCGGCCCTGCAGGCAGCAACGGGCAATATTGAGAACCTTCTCGCGGGCAATGCTGGTGTCGGAACTCTGCAGGCGATCCATCTGACCGGCGACAACATCGTCATCGAGGACGCGACCATTGCCCAAGCTGTGATGGATGACCTTATGGCGGGAAATGTCACTGCGGCGACCATCTATACCGACTTTATTAAGATCGGTTCTCAGGACGAGGCGCTCTCCATCGATGGGGCGACGATCCTCATTAAGGATTCGAATAATACTCCCCGCGTCCAGATCGGTAAGGACGGCCAGGGGAACTTCAACTATTACCTGTGGGATGTATCCGGAAACCTCATCTGGTCCCCGGAAGGTATCACAGCAGACGGTGTACCCGACGGGCTGATCGTTAACAGCATGGTAGCAAATAATGCCGCCATTGATGGATCGAAGCTCAACATCCGGTCTGTGGCAAGGGAGCTGACAGATGATGGTACGCTCTCGGTTGACGCTTCCCGTGTCGTGATGAACGAGACCACGCTGGAAGCAACCTACGAAACAATGAACACTCAGATCGGGGAGAACACGCAGGCCACGCAGACGCTGCAGACCCAGGTCCGGGAGGTCCAGGGACAGATCACGCAGAAGGTGTGGCAGTCGGACATCACGGAAGCTGTGACGCCGCTCGGGGAGAGCATTACGGAACTCAGCGATCAGTACACCTCCCAGCAGCAGACAATAAACGGGATCATCACCCAGATCGGAAACGTACAGACAACGCTCGAGAGCAAGGCGGACGGTTCTACAGTCCAAGCTCTCACGGCAAAGGTCAATACGGTTGAGGAGACGGCTGACGGTATTACCCGGACAGTCTCACAGATCAGCACACAGGTACAGGGAACAGTCACAGACGTGGCTGTTTTTTATGCGCTGAATAATTCTGAGACAGTGCCGCCTTCCGATGATGATCCGGGATGGAGCCTGGAAGCTCCGGAGTGGGTGGACAGTATGTACATGTGGCAAAAGACTGTCACAACCTACGCCAGCGGAAATACAAGGACCTCGTCACCGACGTGCCTTTCCGGCGCGGTCGGCGCTGACGGGGAAGCGGCGGTGCTCCTACGGATCGATTCCAGCCGGGGTACCGTGTTCAAGAACACAGGCGTCACCACAGTCCTTAATGTGACGATCTACTACGGCAGCCAGCGGATCACGACCGGGCAGCAGCTGAGGGCTGTGTTCGGAAATACTGCGAGACTCGAGTGGGAGTGGCTTAGGATGGATGAGGACCGCTATGGCATCATTTCCGCTTCGGACACAAGGCTTTCCGATGGCGGATTTACTTTTGCACTTAGTCCGGAGGATGTGGACGTGAAAGTCACCTTCCGGTGCAGCATGATCATTGATTAAAGGAGGATTCTAATGGCTATAAAAAGTTCAGACCAGATCAGTATTGTCGATCTTACTGACGGTTATTCCGTCATGCTGACAAACGATTCATTTACATTCGCCGGAAGCACTTCAGCAGCAGTGGCGGGAAGTACTACCACCACAGTCATCGCCATGTGCGGCGGAACACAGGTGGCGGCATCTGTGGATAACTCGGCCATCGTTGCGCCGAGCGGTGTCACGACTTCTGTGGACACGGATCCCACACAGCCCACGATCACGATCTCAGTATCGAGCTCTGTGACAACGGGTGGAACGGTGGATATTCCGGTTTCAATTGACAATGGAAGTATCACCATCCATAAGATGTTCACTTTTCAGATCTCTTTCCGCGGACAGACAGGATATAGCGCACAGTGGTATTCGGGAACCGGGATTACAGGAACCTCGACCACGGCGACAGCTTTTCCTGGATCCGGAGTATCGAATGCGCAGGTCGGTGATATGTACCTGAATACAAGTACCATGAATACATATCGGTGCACGGTCGGCGGTGCAGCTACATCTGCCAAGTGGGTGTATGTAGGAAATATCAAGGGACAGACCGGAGACGTGGGCCCCGGAGCTATCTGGTACACCGGTACGGCTATCACAGGGACCAGTACGACGCCGACGGCCTTCTCCAATTCCGGCATCACAGCCGCTAAGGTTGGAGACATGTATCTGAATACCAGCACCTACAATACCTACCGCTGCACAGTGGGTGGGGCTGCTTCTGCAGCGAAATGGGTGTATGTCAGCAACATTAAGGGAGGAAAAGGAGATCAGGGAAACCCCGGAGCAGATGCCATCACCATGACGGTCACAAGCTCCAACGGCACGATCTTCAAAAACACGGCCGTCGTAACAACTCTTACCGCTCATGTATATAAGGCAGGAACAGAGCTGACTGCCTCGCAGATCGCGGCGCTCGGGACCATCAAGTGGTATAAGGACGGATCCTCGACGGCAATGTCCACTACGGGGGCCACGCTCAATATCAGTTCCGGGGACGTCACCAATAAGGCGACCTATATCGCACAGCTGGAGGGATAACTATGGCAGTAAAGGCAAAAGCAGAGATCACGCTCGCAACTATCCGTGATGTGCAGAGCGTTACAAGATACTATCTCCTGCAGAGCTCTACTTCCTCGATGCCTTCAAAGCCGACAACAAATCCGCCAACGGGAAGCTGGGTAAAAACAGAACCCTCCTATACGTCCGGGAGCACCAACAGCCTGTATCTCACAGACCTTACAGTGTTCACGGACAGTTCTTTTTCCTATAGCGATGTATCGCTCTCCAGTTCCTACGAAGCCGCCAAGGCCGCCTACAATAAAGCGGTGGCGGCAGAAGGCAAGGCCAGTACCGCACTTGCCCAGAGTGTGGAGTATATCGTGGGAACGCAGACGGCAGTGACCGGAAACTGGACAGGCGTTTCGATGGATGGAGCTCTCTATGCAGGGAAGACGATCGCCTATAAGCTTCCCTATGCTGGAAGCGGAGAAGCAAGTCTGACCCTGACACTGGCGGATGGAAGTACAACGGCTGCAGCTCCTGTGTATATGAACAACACCAGGGTCACAACACACTATCCACAGTACACCGTTATCAAGATGACCTATGATGGGGCTTCATGGAGAACGGATAATTACTACACGAATAGTGACAGCTATGACCGGCGCCTGCATAACAGCGCAATCAAAGCTGCGGCAGCTGTTACTAAATCCCACCTAATTGCAGGTACGGAAGCTGGCTATAAAAACTTTGCTGCGTCCCTTGTTTTTGATCTCGCATATCCGATCCTCTATGCTTCGGCAGCGATCAGCGCAAATGCCACAGCGAAGACAACCTATGAAGCGTATCCTGAGGTCGTCTTTTCTACGACCGGGGCGATACAGAGCGGAGCAGCAAATAAGATCCTGTGGCTGAAGGGAACCGTGACAGGTAATACCTTCACGATTGCAGAGGGTAACTGGCTCACCACGGTAGTCCCATCAGAGGATGACGGGATGTATTATATTCCTCTTGGTGTTATGTCGAGCACTACAACAGGCTATTTTGCGTCCTCTGACAGGCTCTATGCCTTTGTGGACGGCGCGTTCCAGCCGCTGGACAATGCCTCCAGAAAACTCGCTGAAAAGGCCAGGGAGGAGGTCGCAGATGCGGAGGAAAGGGTCCGTACTTATACGGAGAGCGCAGTCTCACAGAAAGCGGATGAGATCGAGATCTCCATCAGCACGGTGACGGGAACGCTCGCTGCAGGTATCCAGGACTGTCAGGAGAGTATCGCCCAGACTGACGGGGCTCTGACTGATTCAGTGGATACGCTTACGCAGAGGATTTCTGACCAGGAGGATGCGCTGCTTGACTACAAGCATGAGACCAGCACCTATTTCCGTTTTAATACGGATGGACTCAACATCGGAAAGCAGGAAGATGGCGATGAGTCGCCTTACTCCATCAACATCGACAACGAGAAGATGGGCTTTCTGCAGAACGGCGTAGAGATCGCCTACGTGCAGTACAACAAGATGCACATCAACGCGATCGAGGCAATGGACCGGCTCTCTGTTGGTGCAGCAGCCGACGGCGGCTACTTTGACTTTATCTCGACAGAATACGGCATGGGTGTGAAATGGAGGGCTGTGAACCAGTCAAATGGAGCCTCATTGAACATGATGAGAGTGATGGCAAAAAAGGCAGCAGAGTATGAAGCAGTCCGGGATGAGGTCGGAGTGTTCAAGGTGGATTTTGGAGGGGAGGATACATGAGCTTAACAAAGAGGACATACAGTGGCCTGATGTCAACGCTTACCATGACAGGTTCCGTTACAAACGCCACGACGAAGCTGACGATCGTTTACCAGGCGACGAATTCACTGTGGGGTGTGGATGGCACGATCAATGTTTATGTTGACGGGACCAAACAGACCTGCTCGTGGACGACCAATAAAACAGATACTGTGCTGGGCACAACTTACAAGATAAAGATGACCAGTCAGCAGCTGACAATTAATAAGCCCTTTTTCACTTTGAAACTAACAGATTCAGCAGACGGTAGTGAGATCTTTAATGATACCTTTTCATTTTATGAAATTGAGAAAACGCCGACATCTGCGACTACTTCCGGGGGCGTGATGGACGGCGCAACAATGTCAAAGGTGGTGTTTACTACTTCAGGAACGGATGCCACTTACAGTGCGACCTTTTCTCTGGGGAACTATGCAAGTACAGCGACTTCTGCGACTAAGACCATCGAGTATGCGATCCCGATCTCCTGGTGCAACGCGCTTTCAAATGCAACGACAGGACAGGCAAGCGTGACGTGCAGGGTCAAGTATGGAGGAGTGGAATACTCGTCTTTTACCGTGAAACTGACAGTATCAGTGCCGTCAAGTGTTGTGCCGTCGGTCACATCTATAACACTTGCAGATAAAACGGATACTCCGGTCCCGTCTTCCTGGAACATGTTCATCCAGCATAAAAGCGGTGTCAGAATATCAGCGATCACAACGGATGGGGCTTACAGCTCCACGATCAAGTCGATCAAGCTGCAGGTAGGTACGCAGTCCATCTCAATGAACTACTCGGCATCGAACCTCCCGCAGATCGATACCATCACCCAGAGCGGTTCCCTGGCTTGTACGGTGACAGTTACTGACAGCCGTGGAAGGACGGCATCAAAATCGGCAACCGTAACCTTTGTGTCTTATGCAGCGCCGAAGTTTACGAACTGTGTCAGCGAACGGTGTCTGGTAAACGGAGAAGCAGATAACGACGGGACCTACTTTAAGAGTACTACGGCGATCAGCTTCTCAACCTGTAACAACAAGAACTCGATCACACTGACAGTGAAATACAAGAAGACGGATGCGGTGCTTTATGGCAGCGAGACTACGATAACACCTGGAGTCAATACCTGCGGGAACAATGATCTGGATACGGAGTTCTCTTATGATGTGATGTACTCTGTGACGGATCAGTTCTGCACGGTTACCTTCACAGATTATATCTCTACAGCAACTTACCTGATGCATTTCCTTCATGGAGGTAAAGGCGTCGCATTTGGCCAGAAGGCAACAATGGAGAACTATTTGGACTGTGCTTTCAAAGCTCTGTTCAGGGATGATACCTACTTCGTGACCGGAAACGGCGTCCAGGTGAACATCCGGGATATCATCACGATCGGTGCACAGACATTGACCAGCTTTGGGAATGGCTTATTCCTCTGTGCACAGAACGGAAAGATCATCGCGCAGGTACCTTCGATCGGAGCAGACACACCAACTACATTAGGAGAGGGACTGTATTTGAAAGCGAGCGGCGGAAAGATCACGGCGGATACACCGAATCCTTCGATAGGTACCGATACACCGACATCCCTTACAAACGGCCAGTTCCTGTATGCGGATAGCGGAAATATAGGGAGCAGGACAATTGCACTGGCAAATCTCACAAACGGTGTTATCAAGGCAGGAGACTCTATTTCATGCTCCAATATGCAGGTAGGAGGAATGATCGCTAACAGCTCAAAGGATATAACGATCTGTATTCCTGTTGGCAGGGTCATAACAGCTTCATCTGCTGAGATCACCGGTGGGACTTTAACGATCAGAACGGTAGATGGTAATGCATATACAAAAGCAAGCTCGGCCGGAGGTGCATATAGCGGCTTGACACCGGCAAATTTTGATCCGGTAATTACTCTTAATAAAACGACCGGATCTGTCAGGATCAAGTTATATAACAGTACTAAATGGACGACTTCAAATGGTACAGCTATCACAACAAATACACCTGTCAGCGCGACGATTGGTATTACCCTTAAGTTCTCTTAAATACAGTAATCACAGGCATCCTACGGGGTGCCTTTTTTCATGCAAAGGAGGAGCAACATGAAAGAGTTCTGGAACCTTATACAATTTATTTTTACTGCGATCGGGGGATGGCTGGGGTACTTTCTCGGCGGCTGTGATGGCCTGCTCGTGGCACTAGTCGTGTTTGTGACGGTGGATTATCTCACCGGAGTCATGTGTGCCATCGAGGATAAGACGCTTTCCAGCGAGGTGGGCTTTAAAGGCATCTGCAGGAAGGTGATCATCTTCATGCTGGTGGGGATCGGTCACATACTCGACACACAGGTAATCGGTACCGGGAGCGTCCTGCGTACAGCGATTATCTTCTTTTACCTCTCCAATGAGGGCGTGAGTCTTCTGGAGAACGCGGCACACCTGGGACTCCCCATCCCGGAGAAACTCAAGGATGTGTTGGAGCAGCTCCATGACAGGGCTGAGAAGGAGGGAGAGTAATGGCTTACACGAATAGTAAGATGGTGGTCTATACAAAGCTCAGTCCGAATCATTCCGGGCAGAGAACTCATAGCATTGATAGAATCTCGCCCCACTGCGTAGTGGGGCAGGTCTCTGCGGAGAGCCTTGGAAATACATTTTCAAGGAGTTCTTACAAGGCATCTAGTAACTATGGAATCGACCGTGACGGCAGGGTTGGAATGTATGTGGAGGAGAAGAACCGCTCCTGGTGCACGTCCTCCAAGGCCAACGACCAGAGGGCGGTGACGATCGAGTGCGCTTCGGACACCTACAGCCCGTACCGGATGAATGATGCTGTATACCAGACACTCATCAGGCTCTGTGTGGACATCTGCCGGAGGAACGGCAAGAAAAAACTCCTCTGGTTTGGCGACAAAAACAAGACGCTGAGTTATTCTCCGAGATCCGATGAGATGGTCATCACGGTCCACCGGTGGTTTGCAAACAAGTCGTGTCCAGGGGACTGGCTGTATTCCAGGCTTGGAGATCTTGCGAAGAAGGTCACTGAGGAACTGGGAGGAGAGGAAGATGAGACGGAAAAGGATAAAGGGCTGCAGGCAAAAGACCTTGCAGCCCTTTCTTATGAAGAGGTGATCTTGAAGGTCGGGCCGCTCTTTACAGCCGACCAGCAGAAGACAGGAGTCCTTGCATCTTTATCCCTCGCACAATTCATCTTGGAGTCCGGCTATGGAAAGAGTGAGCTGGCACAGGAAGCAAACAACTGCTTCGGAATGAAGAAGTCTCTCTCCGGAAATACCTGGGCAGGATCCGTCTGGGATGGGAAGAGTATCTATACAAAAAAGACTAAGGAGCAGAGAAGTTGGGGTACTGAAACTGTCACTGCACAGTTCCGAAAGTATGCCTGTATTGAAGACTCCATCGCGGATCATTCAGCGTATCTGACCGGAGCGAAAAAGGGCAGTGCGTTGCGGTATGAGGGGCTGAAAGGCTGCGCGGACTACCGAAAGGCGGCGCAGATCGTGAAGTCTGGCGGGTATGCTACCAGTACGGCTTATGTGGACAAGCTCTGCTCCATCATTGAAGAGTGGAAACTCACGCAGTATGACGCGGACACTGCTCCGATGGAAGAAGAGAAGCCTGCAGCAGTAAAACTTCCGTACCTGATCAGAGTCGGTAAGCGAATCGATATCAAGCGGAGTGCGTCTGCTTCTGCTGCGACAGCGAGGAAATGCCCTGTCGGTATCTACACTATCGTGGCGGAGCAGAACGGATACGGAAAGCTGAAATCCGGCGCCGGCTGGGTGAAACTCTCCGAGGTCCGGAAGATGTAAGGGGGAATGATCATGGCTATCACAATGTTTGTACCGGGATTTAAAACGAGCAAGACTGATGAGCGTCACGGTGACGGGATGGTGGTCCACAGCGACACCGGCCACACGCTCGTCATCGACGGTTTCGACGGGGGAGCGCCAACCACGGCGCTAGTCAAGTATCTCAAGCAGCATAACTATAAGGACCTGCATCTTCTGCTGTCCCATCCTCACTACGACCACTATAAAGGTCTCAAAGTGATCATGGCGGACAGCTTTTTTAATATCAAAACGTTCTTCTGCTACGATCCTGATACGATCAAGCACGGCATCGGCAGCAGTGCGAACGGCAGATCTGTTAAGGACGACTATAACAACCTGAATACCTGTATCAATCAGGCGCGAGGGAAAGGCGCGAAGATCGACTATCTGGCCAAGGGCAGGCAGGTAATACTCGGAGACATCGAGTTCAAAGTCTGGAGGAAGCAGCCGACACACTTCACGGAGTACGATGATGGAAACGCCTGGGCTTTCACGAATGACGGGTCCCTCTGCTGCTACTTCCCGAAGCTCAGGTTCCTCACGACAGGGGACGGGCCGAATGAGCTGAAAGAGGCGATTGCTTATTTTGGTGATAAGGTCTACGTACTCAAGGTGCCGCACCACGGTAATAGCTGCTCTATGAGCAACGCGCAGGCAGCGAGGAAGGCCGGATGCGTCATCGCATACGAGACCAACATCGAGTCGAAAGGCCCCGGCACGACCGGCTTTACAGCTTACGGTGCAAGGCGCCTTGTGGAGCAGGGGGTGAAGGTCCTGATGCAGGATACGGACCTGATTATGATCGCGACAGCTGGAAAGCTCACCGTCAGGCAGGGTGGAAAGACCTGGACTTTTGATGTGCCATACGACGGTAAGCCCGCTCAGCTTTATCGTGTCAGGAAGACCTGGCAGAACGTAAGCTCTCAGATCGGGGCTTACAGTATCCTCGCCAATGCCAGGGACGCTGCAGACAAAGCGGGGAGCGCATATGCAGTGTTCGACTGGAATGGGAAGGAGATCTATCGGAAATCAGGACCGAAGGTTCCATACCTTGTCCGGGTGGTGAAGGAGATGGAGATCCGCAAAGGACCTGGGACCAGCTACGGAAAAGCGGACAGGAAATGCCCGACTGGAATTTTCACGATTGTCGAGGTGAAGAACGGCTGGGGAAGGCTCAAGAGCGGTGCCGGGTGGATTTTGCTTAATAAGACAGAGAAGTTGTGATGAAATGAAAAGCCTGTGGACTGTATCGGGATTAGATACGACCCACAGGCTTTTTCGATTCAATGCTGTATTTAGAATATGAGGATAAAAGTAATTTGAGACTTTTTCTTCATGATATAATACTTAATATTATGTGACACTAATTAAAAATACAGTATAAAGTTGAAAGGGACATAAATGGGACTTTGGGACAAGCTAAAGAAATCATTAAGGGATTCAAATGACGATCATGACCAAATAGTGAAACCTGTTCACTTTATTCCTGCTGATGAAGAATCCAAGCTACGAAGATTAAAAAATGCGATGAATGTGATGAAGCGGCGTAATATATATATGGATGAGGATTTCATTAGTATAGCTAAATATATTACAAACGTAAAAAGTACAACACATAGAGAAGTAGAACATGCTTTTCCTGATATTCATAGCACTTCAGTTAGACGGGTATTGTCTGACCTTAGTGATATGGGAATAATATCAAGCAAATTTGAGGATAAAAAGAGAACTGAATTCATAGTGGCCAATATGGAAACGAGAGAAATTGATATTCTTTTTAGATTATTGACTCATCGAGGTGGACAGTACGATTTCAGACTTATAAGATTAGGGGCAAAATTCTCTTCAAATCTAACAGAGAATGATATCGACAACAAAGCAGCTAGAATGCTTTGGGATAAATTTGGAAAAACAGCAGATTATCAAGACGAGAATATAGGCAAATTATTGATTAATGGGAGCGGGATTATTCAGAGAGCGAATGAGAGAGCTTATACTGATTTCATTCAACTATTACTCGCAAAATGTAAACCTACAGGAATTCGATTTGTTTTTATCAGCATGGGGAGGAGCCTCGATCAATATAACGATTTTCCGCAGGTATTAGTTCCATTTATTTCATATCAAGAACAGCTTGAGTATTTGCTTTCTTATTTAGATGAAGAAATAAGAATGCGACGTGAAATTATTGCTAATAGCGGAGCAAAAGACTATTTAGAGTATAATAAGGCCGTATTTAGAGTGGATGAAAAGATATTGCCTTTTATGTTAGTGTTTGATGAGTTAAGCAGCGTTAAAATGACTAAAGCGTTTGTTTCTTCACTAGAGAGCATTTTAATCTATGGAAGTACTTGTGCAGTTTTTATTATTGGTTTTTCAGCATTCAATGGTAGCGCATTGAGGTTGGGAAGGTTAAGACCATTTCTTTATTTTCGTGACTCTAATTGGTGCCTAAATGTCTTTAGTAGCTTTGGGGAAAATGAAGGAGACGGAGGTAGTACATACGATTCCCTTTCAGGAGAAGACTTCGAAAAGGCCTGTGCGGAGCTGTTAAGTCAGAATGGATTTGGTAACATACAATTAACCCCAGAAAGTGGAGATTACGGCGGGGATATACTGGCAGAGAAAGACCAGATTAAATATGTAATTCAGTGTAAAAGATATAGTTCAAGTATTGGGATTTCAGCTGTTCAGGAAGTAATTGCATCCAGAAGTATTTATAAATGCCATGTCGGTGTAGTGATGACCAATAGTCACTTTACCAATGCAGCCATAAGGCTGGCGAATGAGAATAATATTCTTTTATGGGATGGTGACTATTTAAACAAATTGGACGCGAGATTGAAAAATAGAGATTAAGTGAAGAGTAACTATGAATGCCGAGAAAGAGGTGCCGCTTGCGGTGCTTTTTTCTTGGCATGAAAATCAGAATTTGCATTTTCAGATTATCGAGTTTTAGATCTCGTTAATCCTTTTTAGCAAGTGTGTTAAAACTCGCACCGAATAAAAATGCTTTGGACGCGTCTATTTGCCATCATAACGGGGGCAACAGAGGACGTTGCACTATTAGATAATAAGAAAAAACATTAATGGAAGGTGCTCGATGTTCTCCAATTCTGATTTTACACGTCTCAAGCAGTCGCCTTATGGTATCGTCCAGCTCAACCATCACGATGTCACGCTCCACAGTGAACTCACTGGCCACGACTGGATCATCATTTCCTACTATGGCTCATCTGACTGCTATATTCTGCATCGGCATTCCCAGAGAGAACCCTATCACAGACAGAAAGGAAATTACAAATCATTTAATGAAGCATTAGGCTATATTACCAAGCACGAAAAATGGTTCATAAATCACAAAATGTAAGGCTCGCAGTCCGCTGCGGGCTCTTTTTTTATGCTCAAAAAGTTCTCCCAGGCGTTATAAAAATCGGCCCTAAGCAGGCATGGGAAGTCAGAGGGATGGATAAGTTCCCTCGGAAGGGAGAACGAGAAAATGCAAGTGACGAAAATCACAACACCTGCAGAAAAACCCATGCCGACCGCCCGCAGGCTTACAGAGGAGCAGATGTATAACGAGATCAATTATTACCGTGCTGAGAAGATGGCAAAGAAAATGCTCGATAAAGGTCTTATTACCGATGACGAATACGACAGGATCCTGGCGGAATGCCGTAGGATCTTTGTGCCATTTCTGGCCGAGCTGATGTGAGAAATGAGTGGCTATGTGTCTGGTATAGAGCCAATATTGGACTACAAACAGGGGGTGAGACCATGAAATTGATAACAAAAATAGAGCCCACGGCAAGCCGAAAGGCGACAGCGAAGATTCGTGTTGCTGCCTACTGCAGGGTGTCAACCGGAATGGATGAGCAGCTCATCAGCTTGGAGACACAGAAAACACATTACGAGGAGCTGATCGGCTCCAATCCGGAATGGAAGTTTGCCGGCCTGTATTTCGACGAAGGCATCTCTGGTACCAATAAGGAAAAGCGGCCTGCCCTGCAACAGCTGATCGCGGACTGCGAGGCAGGCAAGGTCGACCGGATACTAACAAAGTCACTGAGCCGCTTCGCCAGGAACACCACTGACTGCCTTGAGATGGTCCGGAAGCTCCTGGACCTCGGCGTGACGGTCTTCTTCGAAAAGGAGAACCTCGATACCGGCTCGATGGAATCAGAGCTCATGCTCTCCATCATGAGCAGCCTTGCTGAGAGCGAATCCGTCTCCATTTCACAAAACAGTAAATGGGGCGTTCGGCACCGCTTTGAAAACGGGACCTATAAGATCTCCTACGCGCCTTACGGATACAGCGTAAGCGACGGAGTATTCTCCATTAACGAGAAAGAAGCTGAATGGGTACGCTGGGTTTTCTCGGAGGCGCTGAGCGGAAAGTCTATCACGGCGATCGCCAGGGAACTGAATGAGAAGCAGGTACCTTCCCGGCGCTCAGGGAAATGGACACCCACCACTATTCGGGCGATGCTCACCAACGAGAAGTATATCGGCGATTGCCTCTTCCAGAAGAGCTTTTCAGATTTCCGTTTCCATCGTCGCAAGAACTACGGGGAACGCGATCAGTTCTACGCGGAGGACCATCACGAGGCAATCATCAGCAGGGAGGACTTCGAGGCAGTGGGAAAGCTCATAGAGCAGAGAACAAAGGAGAAGAGCATCAAGAAGGGTGGCAGCCATTACCGGAAAAAGTACCCGTTCAGCAAAAAGATCATTTGTGGTGAATGCGGCTCCGCTTTTAAACGGCATATTAACAACACGGGCTCGATAAGCTATCCGGTCTGGGCCTGCGCCAGGCATCTGGCGGATTCCCGGGGATGCTCAATAAGATCGATCAAAGAGGCCGACCTGGAGTGTGCCTTCACTACGATGATGAACAAACTGATCTTTGCTAAGAAGGAAGTGCTAGATGCGCTGTTTGACGGCATCCGCAGTGAAACGCACAGGACTAACATGCTTAGGATAGATGAGATCGATGCGAAGCTGGAGAAGAACGCAGAACGGCGCGAGATCCTGGTGACGCTCATGACAAGGGGCTATCTTGAACCGGCTCTTTTTACCAGCGAGAGCAATGAGCTTTCTTCAGAAGCTGATGCACTGGCGGAAGAGAAGGAGAAGCTGCTGGGCGTTATAGTTGGAGGCATTCAAAAGACGGAGGCGCTCACCGAGCTGATCCGGTTTGTCGGACACGCGGAGCCGAGTACGGACTTTAATGGTGAGCTGGTCGAGCGGTTCCTTGAGACAGCAACGGTAAGCACAAGGGAAGAGGTTGTCTTCCATCTGAAATGCGGCCTGAGCCTAACAGAAAGGATTAATGTGGAATGAAAAAAGGACTAACACCTTACGGTTATAAGATCGTGAACGGAGGAGCAGTCATAGACGAAGAGGAAGCTGCACAGGTCCGGAAGATCTATGATGGCTATCTTGGCGGGCTTTCCCTGACGGGTGCTGCCAAGGCAGCCGGACTGGAGCTTAAACACAGATCCGTAAGGGTAATGCTGGAGAACAGACGCTACCTCGGTGATGAGTATTATCCTGCCATCATTGATCCTGACACCTTCAGAGCTTTCGAAGCTGAGCGCTTACGCCGAGAAAAAATGCTGGGCAGAGATAAAAAGCAGAAGAAGGCGGCTGAGGCAAAGCCTGCTTCTGTCCGGTTCCGGTTAATAATGCCGGCACGGGAGCTGAGTGATCCTTATAAGCAGGCAGAATACATATACAGCTTAATTGAAAGAGAGGACTGAAATGGCAACAGTAAGACTGATCCCTGCACAGGCAAGAGCAGGCACAAGGAAAAGAACAGAGAGTGCTCCGAAGCTCCGGGTGGCAGCTTACTGCCGAGTCTCGACAGAAAGTGACGAGCAGGCGACAAGCTACGAAGCACAGATCGAGCACTACACCGACTACATTGCTAACCATCCCGGGTGGGAACTGGCAGGCATCTATGCGGACGACGGCATATCCGGTACTAATACCAAAAAGCGTGAGGAGTTCAATCGGCTGATCGACGACTGCATGAACGGTAAAGTGGATTTGGTGGTCACAAAGTCGATATCGAGATTTGCCCGGAACACTCTCGACTGCCTGAAGTACATCCGGCAGCTGAAGGATAAGAACATCCCTGTCTTCTTCGAGAAGGAGGCGATCAATACGATGGACGCCAAGGGAGAGGTCCTGCTCACCATCATGGCTTCCCTTGCACAGCAGGAGAGCCAGAGCCTTTCGCAGAACGTCCGGCTTGGGCTGCAGTACCGATACCAGCAGGGGAAAGTCCAAGTGTGTACAAACCGCTTCCTCGGATACGACAAGGACGAGGAGGGGAACCTGGTCATCAATCCGAAAGAGGCGAAGGTTGTGAAACGCATCTTCCGGGAGTACCTGGAGGGTAAAAGTTACTACGCTATTGGGAAAGGACTGGAAGCTGACGGGATCAGAACGGCAGCGGGCAGCGACTACTGGCTTGCCAGCACGCTCCGGAAGATCTTGATGAACGAGAAGTACATCGGCGACGCACTTTTACAGAAGACAGTCACAACGGACTTCCTGACCAAGAAGCGGGTCGTCAACAAGGGAATTGTCCCACAGTATTATGTTGAGAACAGCCACGAGGCCATCATACCGCGGGAGCTTTTCCTGCAGGTGCAGGAGGAGATGCAGCGCAGGGCCAATTTGGAGACGGGGACCGGAAAGAAGCGAGTCTACAGTGGCAAGTATGCTCTCTCGAACAGAGTCTACTGTTCACATTGTGGGGACATTTTCCGCCGGTCACAGTGGTTCATCAAAGGAGAACGCATCCCGGTCTGGCGCTGCGTCAGCAGGCTGGAAAAGCGGAAAGCCGATGCCAAATGTCCCTCGCGTACGCTTTATGAAACGGAACTTCAGAAAGCGGTCGTGACAGCTATAAACCAGATGATCGCCCAAAAAGATGAGCTTCTCCCCGGAATGAAACTTGCCGTGGAGAATGCGCTCGTAAACAGTAATGCAGAAGAGATCGTCAGGATTGACTCTCAGCTCGAAGCGGTGGGAAAAGAAATGCTGCAGAAGGCAAATGCCAGGCAGAACATCGATGACCTCGCCAGGGAGATCGACGACCTTCATGAAACCAAATTGCGGCTGCAGCTGGAGGATGCAGACCGGACCGGGGTGAGGCAGCGCATGAAAGAGCTCGAGGTCTTTCTGAATGAACAGACCTATCAGGTGACGGACTATGACGAAGGGTTGGCTAGGAAACTGATCGAGAAGATCACGGTATATGATGACCGCCTTGTCTTCGAATTCAGATCCGGCATAGAGACAGAAGTACAGATGTAAACAGAGCCATCATGTAGGCGCTCCTTCGAGGGGCGTCTTTTTTAGTTTGTGGAGTAATAGAGTCATTCTATGATATTATTAATGTGTTAGGATTCTGGGGGGCATGTAATGGTAGATTATAATAACAATAGTTATAAAAAGAGATTTAAATGGGTAAAGATGAATAAAGAAAGATTACAGGGCTTCGTCAAAAAAGCGACTTTGTTCATTTGGCAGAAACTAAAAGAATCAATTTTTTTCGCGGGTATAAAAGCCTTCTTGTTGATATTTGTTTTGATATACATTATTTTTTCCATAAAGCCAGAACAAGCGCATGTTTCAGCTATTATTTCGGAGCTGGGTTATACTGAAGCAATTGCGGACAAGGTTATCCTTAAAGACTATGATTGCGATCATATCGGGTTTTATTGTAAGGATGCTGTCAGAATGAAGGTGTTTCCATTTTTTGAATTTGATGTAATAGGGGTTAATCCTGATTATTACAAAAACACTTACAGTATTAGTATCTATCCAGGGGCCAAAGGATATTCCAGTTTTTCAATACAGGGCCAAACTAGTGATTTGGAGTTTAAAAATGCTTTAATAAGTGACTGGGTGCATTATTCTAGTGATAAAGTAAATATCAATTGTGTGGGAAAACAGTATTTGACAGTCTCTGAAGGGAGAATCATATTCGAATCATCTGATGAAGAAATAATAAGAGAATTTGATACATCAGACTATAGTAAAAAATTAGACCTTTTTTCAATGTATATTGACGGATGTACGGTAGAACCGGACATAAATGGCAGGGATAAGTATTCTATTATACTTTGGAATATTTCTGAAGAACATGCAATAAGGTCTATTTCAACAATGTTAAGACATAATGGTGTGAATATTGAGGCTACAGGTGTCTCCAGCTTAGATTCGACAGTCACTGGAAAGCTCGCGGTTTCTTATACTCCGAATCCCCAAAATTACGATTTAAATATGCAAGACCTCGGGTTGGTTAGTTCTAATTCATCGGAAGATATGCATCTGAAGTGTAGTGTGAAGTATAATGCAGATGATGATTCGTATAAAACAGAAGGTGTACTGTATGGATATATTTCTGAAGGCGAAATCTCAAAAATGACTTTATTTCCTTCATTTAAGACATGGTTTTATTCGAATGCGTATATGACGCCAACCGCTATTATTACTATTGTTTTGACAGCGATTGCTTTATTCAATAAGAAAAAAGAGGATGGCAAAGATTAA